GGGATCAGATTTACACGATTTTAAAAGAAGTGTTGTTTTTATCATGGCAAGAAGTGCCACAAGCATTGACATGGGCTATTTATGATCCAACTACACAATGGCAAGATGCAGAAAACAGCGGATTGGGAGAAATTGACCAACCCGGCAATTATGAGCTTGCAGCTAGAACATCCTCAGTCATTGATGTTTATTCGCTTGTTTCAGCGTTGGCCACATCAGGATTGGGTTACATTTACGAAAACGCTCAAGGCCAAATTTCTTATGCAGACAGCACACATCGCACGACATATTTGGCTGCCAATGGATATGTGGATTTGACGGCCAATGAAGCTTTGGCATCGGGTTTGAGCATCCAATCCCGTGCTGGAGATGTGCGAAACACCATCACGCTCAAATATGGCACAAATTCACAAAATGAGGTCAGCGCGGTTAATTCTCCATCGGTTGGTTTATATGGCCAGCTTGCACAGATTTTTACAACAACCATAAAGCATCAAGCCGATGCTCAAGATCAGGCCGATTTTTATTTGGAACTAAGAGCCTATCCACGCTTTAATTTTAACAACATTACTTATGAGCTGACTAACCCAGAGCTTGATGATGCCGACCGGGATAATCTCATCAATATCTTTATGGGTATGCCCGTCAATATAGCCAATCTGCCACTCAATATGAATTCTGGAGATTATCTGGGTTTTGTTGAAGGCTGGACATTTTCTGCCCGTTATAATCAGGTCAGCGTTTCAATGATTGTTTCACCAATTTCATTCTCATTGCAAGCCATGCGATGGAATGATGTGCCGGTGACAGAACAATGGAGCACAGTCAATCCAACTCTGGATTGGATCAATGCCACAATTGTGGCGTAAGGAGAAAACATGACAAATCCAACGAGCAATTATGGATGGCAAATGCCAACGGCCACAGATTTGGTCACGGATTTGCCAGCCGATTTTGAGGTATTTGGTCAAGCTGTTGATACAGCCATGGCCGATCTTTTAGGTGGCACAACCGGGCAAATTCTTGCAAAAAATTCAAACACCAACATGGATTTTGTGTGGGTTACAAATGATGTTGGTGACATCACAGCCGTCACAGCTGGCACAGGTATTTCAGGCGGTGGAACATCAGGCGCGGTCACTATTACAAATTCAATGGCAACGGAAATTGCGGCCAAAGGAGATTTGATAGCAGGTACAGGATCACAGACTTTTGATAATTTGACAGTCGGTGCGAATGACACAGTTTTAACAGCTGATTCAACAACGGCAACAGGTTTGAAATGGTCGGCACCTGCAAGCGGTGGAATGACTTTAATTAGCACAACATCATTAAGTGGTGCAACAGTAACTCTCAGCTCAATTCCTCAAACTTACAATCAATTGTTGTTGATTGTTGAAGGCGCACAAGCGGCAACAGGTGGTTATTTTAGAGTTGCACCAAACGGAAACACAACATCAAGCGACAATGTGATCGTTGAATACTCGGGCGGTGGATCAACAGGAACACAAGGAAATCAAGGTTACATTCGTACTTATACTGCTTTGAACAACGGCACCGCATCAAGTCAATTGGTTTGGAATTTTCCACGATACGCAAGTTCTCAAAGTAGAAAATCGGCAAGTTATTATGGCGGTTTTTTGGATGGTGGTGGCGGAAACAAAACTGAGTTTGGTGGGGTTAAATACGAAGTGGGGGCGATAACATCGCTCGTCTTATCAATGACCGGTGGAAATTTAAGCGCAGGAACAGCCTATTTGTACGGAGTGAAATAATGAAACCAATGATTCGAATACATGACATTGAAACAAACGAATTTATCGACAGAGAAATGACTGATGCTGAATTTACCGAGTATGAGGCAGATCAAGCAAATGTGATGGCAGAACAAAAAGCAAAATCAGCTGCAATTGCAGCAAAAGAAGCTGCCGAAGCAAAATTGGCCACGCTTGGATTGACATCAGATGATTTGAGAGCTTTGGGATTGTGACATTTCCACAAGGCACATTGCCGCGTTTGATTCAGGTTGCGTTGGCCGAAGTCGGCACAGCTGAAACAGGCAACAATGAAACGAAGTATGGAAAGCACATGAAAGCCGACAAGCTGCCATGGTGTGGGTCGTTTCTTAATTGGTGTGCAGATCAAGCCGGTGTGGATGTGCCAAATGTGGTGAGCACACGAGCTGGAGCTGATGCTTTTAAGAAAATGAGAAAATGGCACGAGACACCAAAGATTGGTGATTTTGTTTTCTTTGATTTCATTATCGATGACAAAACGACAATCAATCACATTGGCTTGGTAATCCGGGTTTCAGACAAACAAATCGTGACCATTGAAGGCAACACATCAGGCGGTGGCGATCAGCGCAATGGTGGCGAGGTTATGGTGAAATCAAGAACTTTGGGAGCAAGGTCATTTGTTGTTGGTTACGGCCGACCAACTTATGGCCCGTTTTCGGGTGATCTGCCCGACCGACCAAAAGGAGAAAAATAATGGATAAAGCAAAAGCAATTGCAGCATCATGGGCTCGCTCATACATCGCAGCTGCATTGGCCGTCTACATGGCTGGTGGAGACTGGAAGCAAATAGCAATGGGTGGCGTGGCAGCTGTTGTGCCTGTCATTTTGCGCTGGCTGAATCCAGCTGACAAAGCATTTGGATCAACTGGAAAGTGATTTTAAAGCTACTCGCGGCAGGTTTAGCTTTGAGCTTATCGCTAAGCCTTGCCGGGTGTGGTTATGATGGATGGGTCAGGTATCCATGCCAAGAATTTGAGAATTGGAAAAACCCGGAATGTCAAAAGCCACAATGCCAAGTCACTGGCACCTGCACCGAGGATGTGATTGGTGATGGCCTCCAAAAATAAGGAGAGATTAAGCCAAGAGGATATTAAAGCACGGCTTATGTTTCTAATTGGCTCGGTTTTGGCCATTGTCTTTCTGATTGTAACTCTAGGCATCACCTACGCATTGATTTTTGTAACTCAACCCATTGGCAATCAATCTCCAAACGATGCAGCTTTTATTGATTTGCTAAAAACTTTGGCAATCTTTCTTACTGGTTCATTGGGTGGTGTGTTGGCATCAAATGGCCTTAAAGACAAACCAAAATCAGAATATGAAAAAACTATTGAACGGCGTTTGGATGGTAGCGACACGCCATGATTTGAGCGTGATTCTTGAATTTGTCGGCTATGCCTGTCACTCTGTATTTGGGAGCTGAGACACGGCTCCCAGAAACGGGAGCAAAAAATGACATCAGGTGAAATTGGTGTGTTTATATTTATGGTGCTGGCTTGCATTTTGTGGGCTATTTGCAGCTATGCGATTGGATACAAAGAAGGCCACAAAGATGGCTATCAGCGAGGCAAAGCCGTGGGCCGCCATGCATCAGGTCAGGCGGTGCGCTAATGGCGTTCATGGATAATTACGAAGGCAACAAAGAGCGCACAGATCGCTGGATTGCCACATATCCGCAAGGCCGGCTTGAAACGCACATTGTGGAATTTAATGCCGAAAAAGGCTATGTGCTGGTGCAAGCTAAAGCATGGCGCAATCAAACAGAGATTGATCCTGCCGGCATTGATTATGCCCATGGCTTTCTTGCAGCTTACAGCGAGAAAATGAGGCGTTGGATGGTTGAAGATACTTGCACCTCAGCTTTAATGCGCGTGATGGCTTTGGTCATGGGTGGCACGGAGAAGGCCACACAGGAGATTATGGCGCAGGTCAATAGGAAATCACCAAAGGCAATGGATTATGACTATTGGGCGACAAAATTTGGCGATGTGCCAAGCTATCAGACCAGAGAAGAAGCCGAAGAAGTCAAAGACACAGCTTGGACAGCTGAGACTGTGCCGGGTTGCTCACATGGATCAATGCGATGGAATCAAAGCAAACCCGATGCACCAAAGCCATGGGCCGGATACTTTTGCAGCGAGAAAATCAAAGAAAAGCAATGCAAACCGCTTTGGTATGTGCTTACCAGCGATGGCACATTTAAGCCGCAGGTTTAATTATGACAAAAAAACGATTAATTATAAGCCTGTTGATTGTTCAAATAGTGCTATTGATGGCAATGATTTGGATGTCGGTCAAATGAGCGATTACATTGAAATCATCCATCCACAGAGCATGACAGCCAAATTGCTACGCAATGGTGTGCTGGTCGAAGAATACAAAATTGAGCAATGTGACAAATGCTCACAGCTAAGGCGATTAGATCAATTTGGCTACCAAAAAGGCTATGACCGCACCGAAAACATCATTTGGTTTTGTGGTGATTGCCGATGATAGATCGCATTGAGGAGGTGCAATGCATGATTGCAGCCATATCACATTGCCATGACAAATCAGCCGACCACAGCTCACGCATCGTCAAAAACCTTTCATGGTTCGAGTATGTGGCACAAATGGGCGAATCAATGTTGGCTGAGATGGTGGTGGCCAAGCGATTAGGTTATGACTATCAACCTGGCATCACATGGGATAAATCAAAGGCCGATGTGGGCGAACACATTGAGGTCAAATGGTCAGCTAATCCCAACAGCAATTTGTGGATACAGGAGAGCGACCGAGAAGATCGTGACATTGCGGTGCTAGTTGTAGGCAACACACCAAAAATGCACATTGTCGGCTGGATGCCGGTAGCTGTGGCCAAAAAGCCGCGATATAAAAACACCAGCCAAAACAATTGGACTGTGCCACAGGTTAATCTGCAACCCATTGAAACATTGATAAGGAGCAACTATGCACATCCTGCAATTTGATTGCGCTATTTGCAAGAAGCTGTACGGAAAACCTAAGCAACGCTTTGGGTTAAAGAAAGGTGCCGAATTAACAGAGCATGAGTGGTTTGCACAATGCATGGGATGCGGCACATTTGGCATTAAGATTGTGGATGATGGTCGAATTGCTGAGTTAAGCCAATGAGAAAGTTATCCACAGGTGTTATGCACAGGTGTGTGAAAGCTGTGGGGCTCGCCCAAAATCACGCGGGGTTCTTGACATCATCATTACCATCTACACGAGGTAGCGAGCCGGTTAGCCGGATAGCTCGCAGCCGATGTTTGATGATTTGGGGCGTGCTTTGTGTAATTGGCATTACACCGGCACATGCAACAAAAGATGTTAAACAAGCATCAATTGATTCATTAAAGCTTTATGCACATTCAAGGATCATTAACTACAAAGAGTTTCAATGCTTTAACACATTGATAACCAAGGAAAGCAATTGGCGTGTAGAAGCTATCAATCCCAATGGCAATCACTTTGGGCTTGGCCAAATGCGCAACACTAAGTATCGCAACCTTGATGGGTATCGAATGATTGACTGGTCATTGCGTTATATCCAGCACAGATATTCAGGCAAGATTTGCGATGGTGCATTGACACATTGGAAGAAGCATGGGTGGCATTAGTGTCTTATCACTCTCAAAGAGCAGGTAACAGCTCTAAATGGAAGCAAATACGAAAGCGCATCATTGCCAGAGATCAAGGCATTTGTGCCTACTGTGGGGTAGAAGGTGCCACGACTGTGGATCATGTCTTGCCGGTTGCTCGGGGCGGTGACGATAATGAGTCCAATTTGGTCTGTGCATGCGTAAAATGCAACACATCAAAAGGAAAGAAGATGCCGTTTGATTTTTTTGAGCCGGTTTCCAC